AGTTATCTTAAATCCATTTGGCAAGCATATGGTAGTTCCTATTGATTTGCTGTGGATAAAGTACCGGGCGAAGGAGTTTTATAAATCAAAATATGATTTTGTGAAGGATGTCGATCGGAATGAGCATATGTATATTGGACAAATTCTTCAAAAAGGATATCCCCCAAAACTTAGGGAAATAAAGATGATACAGAAAAATGGATCTTCTCCCCTTCCTGATGCCGGAAAAAAGAAAGTATCCGAAGAAATAAGTCAATTATATATACGAGAACCATTTATAAGAAGAAGGTTAATACAGAATAAAGGAATTCCTTCTATTGTTGATTTATATGAAGATGAAGAATATATATGTATGATCACTGAGGATACAGAAGGGATAACCTTAGATCAATTATTGGATTTTCTTAATGATACGGAGTTATCGATTTCGAGCAGGATAGAACGATTATTGGCATTTATTAAGTGGATGAAGGAGCTGGCAATGATTGTGGATTATCTACATACCCGGAAACCAGCATACATTCATAGAAATATAACATTAGATAATATTAAGATAACAAGGGATGCAAATGTTCTTCTGTTAGGGTATGAATATCTATATCGGATGAAGGTGGATCCTAGCCCGATGACTCCACTATGGGCTATGAAGTACTCCCCTCCGGAGCTGCTAGAAGGAAAGATTGGAGTGGAAACAGATATCTATTTTATCGGTGTGGTAATGTATTCAGTATGCACGGGAATAGATCCATGCAGTAACGAATTACCAATAAATCAACGCTTACCGATTCAAACAGTTAATCATGATATTCCGCTAATTTTAATTAATATTATTGATAAGTGCTTAAAGAATGATCCAAAGGATCGATATCATAGTGCAAAAGTCTTATTAAAGGATCTTCAAAAATGTGAAAAGATAGTGGCCAAACAAGTAATCAGAAAATGATAGGGTGTACAAAGAGGGGACTTAATATTAGTTATAGATATTGGACTTGATAGAGAAAGGGGAAAATTCACCGGCTGTTATGGATTACAAAGCCAGATCTTCCGAATTACAATCTCATTTAGAGGACATGACAGATTATATAAAGGATATAGAGTTTGTGGTTGAGAGGAATACGAATGCTGAAGTATATGGACATCCTAATACTGTTGATGTGTTTAATTAAAAATAATTTTAGAAACATTAATCGTGAAATTTGATTAAGAAGTAGATCAATTTGAATGATAAGAAGGACGTTGGTTATGGGTAATTATTGCAGATGTATGGGATGCATGGAAGTATTTGATGATAAATATGAAGTCTGTCCGTATTGTGGATATGTTGTTGGAACCGTGCCTGCTATTCCCTATATTATAAAGCCTGGTTTGATATTAAAAGATAGATATATAATCGGAAATGAAATTAGTGCGGATGGAAGGTGCGTACATTATATTGGATGGGATGAGGAGAATGCTGGGAAGGTTATGATTTCAGAGTATTGTCCATTGCAAATGCAAGAAGATCGAGAGAGATTCATGGATAATGATGACCAAATCATAGAGTATGAAAAAGGAAGACAACAGTTCTTAAAAGAGTCAGATACACTCAAGGATTATAATGTTCACCCTTTGATTCAGACTGTAATTGATTCATTTATTTATGAAGAAAGAGCACTTAGAATTAGAACATGCCTGGACGTAAGTACGGTGAAATCTATAATAACGAAGAGAGGCGCTTTGTTATCAAATAAAGAAATCTATCGATTCGCAGATGATATATCTAATGCATTATTAGCACTTCATAATGCAGGATTAATCCATAAAGATATATCGCCAAATTCAATTTTGGCAACTGAGCAGGGCAAATTTTATTTGTTAGTTGATCAAAATTCGATATATGTTAACGCATTTAGCATATTTAATGGTGTATATGCATCCCCTGCAACGAATTATACAAAAAGTACCATTGGTATTGCAGATGATATCTATTCATTTGCTGCAACTATATATTATGTGGCGACGGGTATTGCCCCGGACGAGTCAGTGGAAAGACTTGTTCAAGATAATATGAAATCTCCGATTTATTATAATCCTAATTTAACAATATCATTTAGTAATGCAATTATGCGAGGAATGGAACTAAATCCCAAAAAACGATATAGAAATATGAAGGAGTTTAGAAGGGATTTGTTTAGAGGTTAATCAATTTTGAAAGAAATGTAGAAATTATATTTAAAGAGAATACAAATTAAACAATGAACTTGTGGATTTGTAAATATAGTATTCAAGTTAAGGAGATGATGACAAATGGCAAGATCCTTTAATAAGGAAGAGTTATTACATGAGCAATCTAGATTAAAGTATATATTAGGAATAATAAAATCATTGCAGGTTGAACTGAGAGAAACTGAGAGAAGTATTGAGGTATTATCACAAGAGCATCTATGGCTGTCGGAGTATAAAGCAAGAGAAGAGGAATTATTATCACAGTTAACTAGAATGGAGAAATATTTAAATGAATTTGAAGTAAGTAATAATATGAATGAATGTGTTTATGGACCTCCGGAAGAGGATATGAATTTATCGAAAATATTACAAAGCGATATTATTATTTAGAGGGGTGACATCATGAATCTACAATCATTAGGTACTATCATTACCGATAATCGTAAACGATTGAATTTAACACAAGAACAGCTTGCTGAGAGAATTGGAGTATCTCCGCAGGCAATCAGCAAATGGGAGAATGGCTGGAATCTTCCGGATATTGATAATCTGAATCTTTTATCAGAAGTGTTTGAGATTCCGATCTCCCGATTGTTTGGAGAGGAGCCTGTAGAAGCGGAGTTTGTTTACCGTGGAAGATTATTTCATGAAGAAAAGATGTATACGCGGATGAAAACGATTGCACAGACTGAAGGATTCTATGCTTACGGCGTATGGCTATGTATTATTACCAAGGTATTCCAAAAGATTATTAAAGAAACTGCCAACTGTAGATGCTCTGAAAAAGGAGTTTGGTTATGAAGATGGAGACGTTATTTTTCAAGAGTACTGCAGAAGACATAGGTATAAGATTGAAAAGCTGCGGTGGTACCTGTAACGAAGAGAAGATAGTAATTCAGGCGCTTAATAAGGTGTTGTTGCCTGCAATGCATCGAGAAATAATGCGATTGAAAGAGGAAGATACAACTGAATAATGTGATTTTTGTGAAGGAGAAAATTAAAAACGGCGGAAATCCTTATAAATCAAGGGTTTTCGCCGTTTCTCTATGCTGATTTGTCGCTTGTTTGTCGCTTAAATCCACAAACAGATACTAAAAGATAATGGACGATAAGCGACAGATTAAGCCGCTAACCATTGGGCAACACATTCTTGTATCTTGTCGTTCCAGTCGTTTTCATCAACGGCGATTTCCTCTTGCCGCATGACTTCATCAAGAAACTGCCGGATATTATGCGGGGTCGGTTGACTGTGGTAATTATAGGAATTTTCCACAAGTCGCATAAATTGGTCTAATTCAAGCGGTATGATTTTTGTTTTGCCGCCATAGTATGAAATGCCAATTTTGTTTAATGCAAAGAAATGGGCTAAACTTGCATTGTTAATTGACGGCGCAATAAACAAGCAATATGCGTCTTTCCCCGTGCGTTTCTTCATTTGTCCAAAATGACGTGCTACGGGTTCGCCCTCGCTTTCATATTGCCGTTGCCCTTGCTGCATAGTCACTTCTACAGACAAAACAAAGTCGTCATAATCGCATTCAATATCAGGCATATTACCGGATGCTGTAGAAAGCGGTTGCCCCATATCATCAAACTTGAAATTGCCTTTTATATTTCCGCCGTCAAGCATAGTCATAGCACGCCATGTGTTATATTCCAACATAAGCGGCGCGTCATAATAGCCGTCGGATATGATTTCATTATAGGTATCTATAATTTCCGAATACAGGGCATAAGACTTAATTTCAGTAACTTGTGCCTTGATAACGGCCTCTTTGCGTTCTGCCACAATAGCGTCACGCATATCTTTTAATTCTTCAATATCCTTGCCTGCAAGTTGCCGTTGCGTATAATCGCTAATGCGCATAAGATGGTCAATAACATTAGCGATATTGTCAACGTACAAAACAGGGGTTGCAGCGTCAAACAGATATGCTTTATATCTGTCGGTATCATCAACAAAAACAGGCTGTCTATCAATGTTTTCAAGGATATAGTCAACCTCTTTCAGCTTGTCAGGATAGAAAGAAATTGAGCGGTTCCTGTGGGAAATTGATACAAGCCCCGTATAACGCAAGTAACGGAAACAAGCGTCTGTATAGTCCCTTGTATTGCTTTTCTTTGTAGTCATGAACTTTTTCAAACTTTTATCCGTTGTTTCCCTTGTCTTTGTTTTGCCTGCGTCTATATCCTCGGAATATGTCTGCAAAAGCGCGTCAGTCCATTTTTCATCAACGAATTTTTTGTACTGTCCTTTGTGCGCTTCTTTCTCTGCTCTGAAATCAAGAATTGCATTCTTTACCGTGTCGTATTGCCTGTAGTCTGTCAGCATAAGGGCAAAGATTTTCAGTTCATCAAAAGAAAGGCTTTCTAAATCACGAATAAGCCGCATAATTTCCAAATACGGCTTGATAAAGAAAGTTCCCTCAATATTGTTGGTTTCAACATGGTAGGGGGACGGAAATTGAAATTTCAATAGTTGTCGCAAGAAAACTTCTTGCGGCCTGTGTCCATATACCAACGCTTTGCCCGCGTCAGTCAATTCTATGTGCGGGGACAGGTCAACAAACCCTAATGCCTTTGGCGCTCTGTTTATCCTGTCCCTTGCGCTAAAATCCTTGTTATTTGAAGAACCGCTTCCCTCAAAAAATCCGCTTTGTGCCAAAAGGTCGATAAATTCAACCTGTGATTGCTTGTTCCACTTGCGCCCGCTGAAATGTTCGCTCAATAGCTGTATTTCAGGTATCATTTTTGACGGTGTGCGGGGCGACGTTGTAAAGAAAAGGGCTTTATTCTTCAAGTATGCCATGCGTCCGCCCTCCTAACTTAATAATTCTTGACTATGATGTGCATTTTATCGTTATTGAAACGGTTTTTGATGTTTACGGCATAGTTCTTATAATATTCATCAAAAACATAGTCGCCGTATAATTCCATTGTCAATGGCGTTTTCCCAATAACCATAAGCGCACGACAGGGCAGGTTTCTAAAATCTGCCGCTAAACGCCTGTGTTCCGCTTCATCAAAACCGTTCATCATGTCTATGTTTCCATAGTCATTGAAAACGCAATCATACGGCGGGTCAAGGAAGATAAAATCATCTTCTCCCGCCATGTCGAATATCTGCCGATAGTCACAATTATACAGTTCTGCACCTTGCAATAGGTGGCTGTGCTGTTCTGTGACTAACTGTGTGTTCAAGTTTGGATAGCGCCCAAACGGCACATTGTATTCGCCGTTACTGTTATATCTAATCATGCCCGAATACGCCGTTTTGTTTATAAAGAAATATATTACTCCGTCTAAATAACTTCCGTCAGGATGGTTGAAAAGCTCACGCATTTTGTAATATAAATCTTCATTAGCGTTCGGCACACGTTCATCCGGGGTTTTCGCTTTCAGCTTCTTGTATGCAGCTTGGTTTGCTTCATATACACGTTGAATTTCATCAAGCTGCACCCGCATTTCCGGGTAATTATCGCGTAATTGACGATAGAACAACATAAGCCGTTCGTTTACATCGTTAATGATGGCGTTTTCCGGCTCAAGATAAAAATAGACAGCGCCGCCGCCGAAAAACGGCTCGATATAGCGGTCAAAATCATCGGGGATACATTGAAGAAAGCGGGGGATTTCCCGCGATTTCCCGCCCCTATATTTTAACACCGGATTCATTCGCGGCTCACCTCACTTTCCTTGACTTTACACAGACTCTTTGATATTATAACACGTTAAGGTTCAGAATGGTAGTGCTTTTTTGAAAAAAGTTCAAATTCTTTTCTGCACGTCATTCTGTCTTGCAGTACAGAACAAGGTCGCTTTTGTAGCCCTCGAAAACGTCAATGCGGGTAATATTATAGGTCTGCCCGCGAAAAAGGATTGTGCAATCCGTCGTTATGTCCGTGCGGTATGCGATTTGAAACAGAACGGTTTCATTCGCCTGCGTCGTCACTCTGTAAATCTCATTCCCGGAAAGCTGCCGGAAATACGCCCACACGGTCGCAATCGTGACAAGTTGCTTTTTGTGGTTCCCGTATTTGTCCGTGACATATTGGCTTTCCTGTATTTCAATGCGTTTGTCTTTCAGCTTCATTTCTCGCGCCCCCTTATATCGCTGTAGTATATTCGTTGTAATGCTCATAAAGCCCAACGTAAGCATCTAACAAGCTCGCTAACCCGTCTATGCGGTATTTAGGGCTTTGCGCCTTTATCGGTACAATATTGCCGTTTCTGTCCGTCTGTACCCCTGTGTTAGTCATGCACCATTTTAACAGGCTGCTATTATTGTAATTTACCTTCTTTGCTTGAAGGTCTGCCCCCAACATCTGCATAGGCAGGGAAAGCGTTTTTGCGCCCTGTATGCAGCGAACCATGTTAAAGCCCTGCATTTTCATTTCTTCCACAAAGTACCGGGCGGAATAGCTGTCATAATATACCCATGCCGGGAACAGGTCGTATTGCTTCACGGTTTCCACGAACCACGCCGTTACATCGGAATAGTTGATACTGTTCCCGTCGCATAGCCGTATCAAGCCCCGGTCAAACCATTTGTCATAGGGTATTTTATCCTGTGTCACGCGCTCTTGCAGGCGGTCGGCGGGTATCCAGTACATTTGACGGATATATTTCCTGTCGTCGCCGCGCTTCATCAATAGCAGGCTTGCGCAAGTCAGGTCTGTCGTAATGGACAGGTCAACGCCGCCGATACAGTATGCGCCCCGGAATGCTTCAAGGTCGAACGTGCTTTCATTGTTTATGTCGTCAAAGGCAAGCCACGCCGTTTTGACGGTTTCCCGGACGTTAAATTCCTTGCACAGAACGCCGGACAATTCGCCCCGGTTCTGCTTTGCCCGTTCAACCTTTTGCGTCAGGTCGTCGATTTTCTTGACGGCTCCTAACGCCGGGTTAGCTTTCGCCCACGCCGCCGGGTCTGTCCATTCGCTGCGGTCGTCAAGCTCATACAGGATAGGCAGGAAATGCGCGTCAGCAATCGCCCCGTCCGCCACTTGCGCCGCGTATGAATACATATCGTCGAAAATACATTCACGGACGGTTCCGGCAGTCGTTATCATAATAAGCAGCGGTTGGCGACGCGCCGCCATGCTCTGCCGCATGACTTCATAAAGGTTCCTGTCCTTTACTCCGTGCAATTCGTCCATGATAACAAAACTTGCGTTCAAGCCGTCAAGGGTATCGGAATTGCGGGCAAGGGGCTGAAACTTTGACATTGTGGGTTCATAGTATAAATCGCTCTTGCGCTTGCGGAAATGCTTTGATAATGCCGGGGACTGCTTTATCATGTTGTGCGCTTCATCGAACAACAGGCGGGCTTGCGCGTATTTTGTCGCCGTGCTGTAAACCTCTGCGCCGCCCTCGCCGTCGCTTGTCAGCATATACAGGGCAAGCCCCGCAAGCAATGTTGACTTGCCGTTCTTACGCGCCACAAGGAAAAAACTTTCCCTGTACTGCCTGTACCCGGTTTCACGGTCGATAAAGCCGAACAGGGCTTGTATATAGGCTTTTTGAAACAGTTCAAGGGAAATGCCCTTGCCCGCCCATTCGCCTTTAGAATGCTTGCAGAAACACTCTATAAAGGCAATCGGACGGCTTGCGCGGTTTTCGTCAAATACATATTGCCCGGACGTTTCGGCGGTCGCTGCCGCAAGGCGGGAATATACCTGCTTTACCCGCCTTGAAACAACGACTTTCCCGGCCTGTATCAAGTTGTTGTATTCAGTGATATAGTTCATGCCGGGGTGTTAAAGGCGGTCAGGGGGTCAACGTCGTTTTCCGCCTGTTCCCGCTGTTCAAATTCCGCACAAAGTTTCAAATACTGTTTCTGCACGGGCAGGCACACGCGCATTAACCGGGTGTATTCGTCCGTGTCGCCGCTTTTGCGGGCGGCTTCAATGGATTTCTGCAAATATACGATTTCATCATACAGGAAATTGATTTCCTGCCGCAATTCCTCGATATAGGTTTCATTCATGGTCTTATTCCTCGCTTTCTTCTTTCATCAGGTCAAGCAGGGCAAGCTGCGCCGGGACATACGCCTTTAACAGTTCCGTGCTTTCCTCGTCCACAAAGCCCGCATATTCCGCCTGTCTGTTCAGTTCGTCGCGGAACCTGCGCACGGTGTTATACAGGGTGACAATGGCGCGTTCGCGCTCTGCAAGATAGGTTTCCTTATTCGCTCTTTTCATAATCGCTTTTTCCTTTCTGAATTAAGTTTCCGTTTGCGTCGAACATCAAGCCCGCCGCCGTCGCGCCGCCCTGTCCAAAATGCTCTATGTTATGGCAGTTTTGGCAAAGGGCTTCAAAGTTCGCGGGGTTTAGGGAAATGTCCGGGTCTGTTACGTTTTGGGCGGTCAGATATTGCTTGTGGTGGGCGATTTCGGCGGGCTGTCCGCAACGCTCGCAAATGTAATGCTTTGACATTAGGAACGCTTTGGACAGCTTGCGCCACGCCCTGCTATGGTAGAACTGCGCCTGTGTCATTCCTGCGCCCGTTCCGCCGACAACGCTTTCAAAAGGCTGTCAATAACCCGTTGAACCTTGTCCGTGTCGGAACTTTCGCCGTAATACCATAGCCACAACAGGAACCGCCCCGCCGTCTGCGCCAACGGTGAAAAAGTACCGTCGGCGGACGCATAGCCTGTTGCCGCTTCAAGGTAGGGCGGGATAGCGGACAGTAAAGCATAAATCATGCCGTCGTTGTCGCTGCCGTCTATCCGTAAAATGTCGCGGGCTTCTTCAATCGTGAAAATCATTATGCTTTACCGTCCTTTCCGCCGTATTTGTCACGCCGCTGTGACTTCCAGCTTGACGAACGCGCCGGGGACAATGGGCTTGCCGTCGGCAATGCACAAAGCGCGGTAGTCAATCAGTCCGCTTGTAAAGCCGCTTTCGCGGGAAACTTCGATTGCCACGCCCTGCGGGATATTCACGCCGTAATAGCGGAAATTGCCGAACAGGATAGTTCCGGCAGGGATATTGTCGTCAAGGACGATTTCAAAGCCGAACAGACGGCGGTTTCCGCCGCTCTCGGTGTCCGTGAAGAAATAACGCCCGTCCCCGTCTTTCAGCGGGTACACGCTGCCGAACAGGGTTGACGTGGACATTGCGAATTTCGCCCCGGCTGCATACCCGGCGGGCAGAAGTGCCACAAGGGAAAGCAGGCTGTCGGCGGTCAGGCTTGCGGTCTGAATGCGGTTTTTGTTGTTCCACGTCACGCCGGACAGAATGCCCGTCGGCTGCCCGTTGCCCGTGCCGGAAACAATCGCCGCGCCGATAGCGTCAGCAATGCAGCTTTTCAGTTCGTCGGTCAGGTAGTGTTCAAATGCTGCCGTGTCCATGCGCTTGACGGCGGCGGACATGGAAAGCACTTTGATTAACTCGCGCCCCGTAAAGGTAACGGCGGCGGTCGTTACGTCCTTGCGCTCCACGGCTGCGCCCTCGGTATGCCATGCCGCCGCGTCGGTAGGGGTTCCCACGGGGACGGACAGATTGTTCGGGACGGAAAACAGGCGGATTTCGTTATAAAGCCCGTTCACGCCCCGCGCCTGCTTCACGACTTCATTCAGGGTCGTTGTCGGAATGACGGCGGCAGAATTGGACAGGGTATTGAAAGCGTCGGCGCGTTT